TCCTGTATTTTCCTTTTTATTGATGAGTTTTGTTAATTCTGTTTTTAAAGCTTTATCCAAATTAGCTGCTACACCCTTGTCTTCCTTGGTGTTAATCAAAGCTTTTAATTCTTCTTTCAAGGTTTCAATTTTGAGTTCAAGCTCAATTTTAATAGCATCCACATAATCTCTACTTGCCATAATCACACTAGGATCTAGCTTTAAGATTACTTCTTCTGCATTAGAAAGCTCCATAACTATTTTAATCATAAGTTCTTTAGCGCTGCCTTCTTTTAGGATGGGCTTGTAAGTACGCGGTAAATTTCCCACCGCAAGCAAATCTCCTACTTCATCATAAATGCCTATGGCATTGATTTCAAAACCACCAATATCACTTGGCACATAACACATTAAATTAATATAGTTTGGATTGTTTTCATCTACGCTCTTGCTATTTATGTTAGCCTCATAGACAATTTCTTCCAAGCTTTGCATTTCTTCACTGGGTAAAATAACTTTAGAGCTTAATTTAAAGCTTTTTAAATTAACCCCGTTTCCACTTGCTCTTGCGGCAATAAATTTAGCAATGCCAATTTTAGTTAGTATGGTATAGTATTCACTTTTTGCCATTAATACACTCCTTTAAAATCAATATTAGTTTTTGAAATCTCACAAATAAAAACTCCAAATGCATTTTTAGTGCTTTTAATTTCATTTTCTAAAAAAGTGGTTTGAAAAGGTAAAATCTCAATAGCTTCCCCGCTAAGCTCTGCACTTGCATTAAAGCTATCATTCTTACTTTCAATCTCTATTTCAATTGCCTCTAAAACGCTTCTAACATTTTTAAAATCTTTAATTAATCTTTCTAAAGTATTAAGCGTTCTTTCATCAAAGCTAACATTAGTTGTGCTTACTTTAACCTTGAAAAAATAAGGCTTTCCACCATAATTAAACCACTCTTTAACCACTGCCGTTGGAAATACAGCACTTAAAGCTTCTTTTATAGCCCAAGTTGTGCCATTGTATCTATCTAAAAGCAAGGCTTTAGATATAAGCTTTCTAGCTTCTTTTTCTTCTAATCCATCTATGCTTACATCATAAGCATTTGCCAATACGGGCAATAATCTTTCATCACAACGCATAGCTAAATTTGTAATACTCTCTATTTTTAAATCTTCAAATCTTGCCTTTGCGCTTAAATCAATAGCTTTGCTTTGTTTTGGATGGTGGTTTAGTATTAGTGTATTCATAGCACCGCCTTTTCATAACTAAGTGAAAAGCTAAGGGTTGCAAACTCATCATCAGCTATTATTATGTTTGCTAAAGGTAAGTCTTTTAACTCTTGCTCTTCTTCATTTATGATTTTTTCTTTAATGCTTAAAATTTCGCTTTTATAAACTCCGTCCTGATGAAGACATTTGTAAATAAATCCTAGTGCTAAATCCACACTTAAATCAAAGTCCTTTTGTAAAGCATTGATCTTTTCACTTATTTCATTAGCACGGCTTAATTCTAAAAGTAAAAGTTTGGCATCTACGATAAACTCTCTTTTTTTAGCTAACTCAACGCTGACTTCATCAGTTAAAGGTCTTCGCTCATCTGCACTTAAATACTCTTTAACCACATCAACACTTAATTCATCTTCACTTTTAATGATAACTCTTACTTTTCCTGCTCCATTGTTTAAAGCTTTTATGGAAGCTACTTTTGCACTTGCGCTTAAAGCGTGATAGATATAGCCTTTTTCACTTCCTGCGGTTGAAAAGCGATGTACACTCATTACAGCCCTTTCTCTTAAGGCTTCATCACTTTCTTCACTGGCTCCACCTTTGAAAAATTCTAGTTGTTTAATCTTAGCCACAAAAGGCAGTGGGGTTTGTAAAAACTCGGTTTTACTTTCTTTGCTTTGAATAAATTCATCAAGTTCTAAAATACCTTGTGCTTTGTTTTGTCCTTTTTTGATTATTACTTCTTCTTTTAAGGTGGCAAGGTCTGCTTTTTCATTTGAAAAAATTGCACCTTTTGGGATGATGACATCATAAGTAAGCAAAGTATTTAATTCAAACTCTACTTTGGCTGTGGGCTTAACCCCTTTAAGCCTTTGTATCAAATAGCCATTAGCTACTACATTATCTAAATCACTTCCCTTTGCATAATGAAGATAAGTTGCTTTTATACTCTCATTAATTCTTGCTCTAATTATCATTTCTCTATAAGCTAAAGCTTCTAAAATGGCTTTAAAAGGATCAGATTCTAAAAGCTCTACATTATCTTTTAAAAAGCTTTTAAAAAGTTCTTCATAGGCTTTTAAAAGCTTTTCATAGTCTTGCTCTTCTATGATTTGTGGATAAGGGATATCCTTTAAAAAGCTTTGTTTAAAATAGCTATCATTTGCACTTAAAAGCTCACTCATTTGCCTAGCTCCATGGTTAAATCCCCATAATTTTCAAAAAGCAAGGTAATGCTTAATTTATTGTCTTTACACTCATTAAGTCTCACACCTTTTAGCTTTACTCTTTTTTCCCACTTTGAAATTGCTTCTGCAGTGTATCTAGTAAGTTTGATTTTAAAATCATCATCGATTTTTCTATCTATGAGTGTATAAAGTAAAGAACCATACTCTGGTCTCATTACTCTTGAGCCTAAAGAAGTGATTAAAATGTCTTTGATACTTTCTTCGATGCTTACCATGTAATTCATTTTAAACCTTTGTAAAATTCAAAAATGTTTTCTAGTATTTGAGAAAATCCTAAAAACATAAAAGCTATAAAAAAGCCTATAAAAATGCTTTTGATAAAGAAGTTTAGGTTTAAAAAAGCATAAAATGCCCCCATACAAAAGAGCATAAAAAAGACTAATGAAAATAAAAGCAAAAATAATTCTTTCATAGTTTTTCCTATCTTGGCGAAGCTGTGGCACCACAAGTACAAGAATGGGTATGATTTGTTAAATCACCTTTGCTATCACTTATATTTCCACTAACTTGTAAATTGCCTATTAAGTTTAAATTTCCTTTTATGCTAAAAGTACCACTTGCCCCACCTTCGCCACTTGTAGAAATTGCTCCTGCAATTTGAGTATTACCATTTAAATTAATACTTGGAGCGTTAAGCGTTATGGTATTAGCGTTTGTAATATGATTTTTAGTATTTAAGGTGTTGTTTTGGTTATGGGTGGTTTTATCTACACAAGTGATATTTATATCTTTAACCACATCAAGTTTTAAAGTGCTACTCTTAGAGTTGTATTCTAAATGCGTTCCATCTTCAAAATCTATATTAAAAGTATTTTCATCTGTGTTTTTTGCTCTATGTTTTTCTTGGTAAAGACCACGCAAAATAACTCCACTATTTAAATCCCCACGCACAGGTATGACTAATACTTGCTCTCCTATTCTTAAAGGAGAAAAGCTCACTGCATAAGAATTAGCTAGACTTTGAAAAACACTTAAAAAATCCGTTACCATATCTCCAATAGCAACCTTAGCTTTATTGTCTTTAATGTTGCAAATGATGCCAAGTTCGTTCATTATAGTTTTTCCATTTTTTTATTAATTAACTTTTCTACAAGTTGCTCAATTTTAAGCAATGCATCTGTCCCCATATAAGCTGCAAAACCACCCACTGCAACGCTAAGCTTTATGCCAAAATTAAGATAATTTACAATTTCAAAAACTAGATATGCTACAAACATAGAACCTAGCATGCCTTTTAAAAAGAGTGTAAATTTACCTTTTAAATTAAGAGCTTTGCTTAATTTATTTTTTGTTACAATTCCTACAAGTCCAGCTATAAAGCTTACTATCATTAAAACCATATATACAAATATATCTTCTAATTTCATTGCTAGTTCCTTGTAAAAATTTCAAATAAATATAATAAAGCTAATGCAAAAGTTGAAAACAAAAGAGCTATAAAAAGATCTTTTGCAATGCTTTTTTGATTTATCATTTTATTATTTTCTTTCATCTTTCTCTCCTGTGCAAAGTTTGGCTATATTTTCAACTTCTAAGTAATATTTAGAGATTTCTTTAGCACTTTCTAAGTCTTTTTTGTCTAAAGGCTTTAAAGGAAGTTTTAAAGGGCATTTAATAGGAACTTTAACTTCTTTGATTTCAGTTTTAATCAAAATATCTTTAGAAGCACAAGCGCTTAAAAAAACAAAAGGTATAATTAATAGGAAAATTCTCATTTTATCATTCACTTTTTTGCTCCTAAAATATTAAATAATTCTTTATAAGCTTTAAGTTCACTCTCACAGCTTTTATCTTTAATAAAAACCTTATCCACTTTTAAAACTTCTTTTAAAGTCTCTTTGGGCTTTAAATCAAGTTTTAATTTATCAATAGCTTTATTTTGCTGGGCTAATTTATCTTTAAAAACATTGATTTCATTGCTAAAATGCAAAGCTTTAAGTTTTAGATTTTCATTTTCTAAAGCTAAAGCATTGTTTTTTAAATATAAAAAACCACAAAGAGCAATTAGAACAAAAAAAGCTATTTTTGAAGGACTTAAAAACCTTGATAAAATAAAACTAAACACAATCTTTTCCTTATGGATAAGTCCATCTTGCTTTTTTGCCTCTAGTGTCTAAATGTACAAACCCAGCATAAGGATCATTAAAATTATGCTTTATGGCAATTCCCAAGCTCCTTTCGCCATAGGTGTTTAAAACATATTGATGAACTTCTTCTGTTTTAACTCCTTTAACCACAAAGTCTGCTGCACTTCCTATAGTGTGTTGGCTTTTAGGGGCTCCGCCTACTTTAGCATTATGTTCTTTACATCTATAACCACTATTTATAATTATAGGAGCGTTATAATACTCTCTGATTTCACAAAGAATGTCTATAAGCTCATCACTTGGTACATTTTGAGGCAATTCGCATTTGCCGCATTTACATTTAAATTCGCTTTCTTTAAAATAAGGGTTATTTTTCATTTTCACTCCTTTAAATGTCGTAAGTTTAGTTAAAAAGCTGACCCAAAAACTAGAAAAATTTTGTGCTAAAACTCTTTGAAAAAATAATTTGCTTGATTAAAAAAAGAACTCATTTTAAAATTGCCGCTAATTTTTAAAGGATGAAAAATGCTTAAAAGTTTTGAAAATGAGCTTTTAGAACTATTAAAAGATTTTAAAGTAAGAATGTATTTAGGCGAGTTTGAAGACACCCAAAACATAGCAAGTTGTATTAATAATTTAGATGCTTCGCTTTTGCTTGATTTTGAAGGAGAAAGTTATAAAGATTTAGAAAATAAAGTGGGAACTTGGAAACTTTATATTTTAACCCATACAAAATCAAAAGCTCCTAAACACAGAATTGATGCTAAGCATAAATTATTTGATGCAATAGAAGCTGTTGATAAAGTGCTTTTAAATGCAGAACCTAGCAATGGTTTTAGAATAGAGCTTAAAGATCTTAAAAAGGTTTACGAAGGAATAAGCGATCATGGCTATTTAAGCATTTATGCAAGAACTTTGCAAAGTAGCTTTTTACCAAAAGATGATTTTTTAAGGATTTAAAATGCTTTTTATCAATAAAGAAAATTTAGTCGAAGTTAGCAATGATAAGCCCATAAAAGTGGCAATTAAGGGTGAGTGGAAAGGGCATAATAATGGCAGGTTTAAGGTTGATGATAAAGATTTAAACTCAATAATTGAAAATTTTAATCAAAAAAAGATTGATTTGGTTATTGACTATGAGCATCAAAGCTTAAAAAATGAAAAAGCACCCGCTGCAGGTTGGATTAAAGAGCTTTATTTAGAAAATGATGCATTGATGGCTAAGGCTGAGTTTAACGAAGAGGCTAAAAAATATATAGCAAATAAGCAATACCGCTATTTATCCCCTGTGTTTGAGTTTAATACAAAAGACAATAAAAGTGGAGAACTAGTAAGAGCTAAGCTTCACTCAGTCGCACTAACTAATACGCCATTTATTGATGAGCTAGGAGAACTCATTGCAAACAAAAATAATATTCATCAAAACAAAGGAGAGAAAATGGATGAAAAAATCAAAGAGCTAGAATCTCAGATTATAGCTTTAAAAAATGAAAACAGTTCACTGACTTCACAAAATGAAGCTTTAAAAAAGCAAAACGAAGAAAGCGTTAAAAACTTAGCAAGCTCTTTAGTTGATAATGCTTTAAATAGCGGAAAAATTGCTAATTCCCAAAAAGAATGGGCGCTAATGTATGCTTGTAAGGATTTAGAAGGCTTTAAAAGCTTTTTAGATACCAAGAATGATCAAGTGCAAGTTCCAAAAAATAATGTTTTTGCAAATAAAAACACAGCAAAAACTAATGAGTTTGATGTTGTGAAAATGATGTTAGGGGATTAAAAATGGCTAAAGCTAAAAAAGAAACCCAAAACCTAGAAAATGAAGACTTGGAAACTGGAGACTTACCTAAAGCTTTGTCTTTAGAAGATGAGAACCTAGCTAATGAAGAAGCTGTGAGTGAAAATGAAACCGCTAAGGAATTTATAAATGAAGAAGGAGAAGAAATGCCATCAAAGGTCACACCAAAAAGCTTAAGCAATGATCCTTTAATTGCTATGCCAAAAAGCCTTGAAAGTTTTATCAATAAAGATTTGTTTTCAATTAATGCGAAAATAGATCTTGAAACTAATGAAAGCTTAGCTCTTGGAACGCTTTTAATCAGCGAAGATTTTGGAGAAAGCTTTAAAAAATGTCCAAATGAAGATATTAGTGCAAAAGAAAATGTTAAATTAGCAATGCTTAAAGATCATGCTCTTAGTTCTGGAGTTTATGGGGTTTTATTAGCAGGAGAAATCAATTTAAAAGGCGTTCATGTAAGTGCGGTTAAAAAGGCTTTTATGCAAAATTTAATTATTAATACTAAGGAGTAAAAATGGATTTAGAGCAACTTTTGGAACTTTTTTCAAGTACAAAAATAACTGAAGTTATTAATCAAACCAAAGCTTCACCTCGCTTTGTAAGTGATACTTTTTTTAAGGATAAAATCCCAAGTTTAGAGAGCACCGTAAGGGTTGAAATTATAAAAGGTGCTGGAATTGTTTTAAATAGCATTTCAGATAATGGGGAACATTCTTTAGAAAATACTAAAGACGCTTATATTTTAAATATACCTTTACCACGCTTTGCATTAGCAAAAAGAATCAGTGCGAGTGAGATTAATTCTTTAAGGTCTTTAGCATTGCAAGAAGCTCAGGCTAAAAGCTTAAGTGGAGCTCTTGGGGTTTTGGTTAAAGAAATGAAAGAAAGCTTTAACACTACGCTTGAATATATGGCAAATGGTGCTTTATTTGGCAAGATTTTAGATGGCAAAGGAAATGTGCTTTTTGATTTTGGAAGTGCAAGTAAGAAAGCTGTTAGTGTTAAAAAAGATGGGAGTGTGACTTTAGCCAGCATTTGCGATGCGATTGATTCAGCAATTATTGATGAATTTGGAACAAGTGCTGATTATGAAGTGCTTTGTGGAAATGAACTTTTTGCGGCTATTTCTAACTTGGCATTAAGCGAAGATCTTTATAAAAATCATCTTGCAAGTAGGGATGAGAAAGATAAGTCCTTAATTTTGTATGGCACCAAATATCGCCGTTATAGTGCAAAATATAAAAATACAAATGGAAAAAGCGTTGAATTTTTAAAAGGCACTGAGGGTATGGTTGTGCCAAAGGATAATTCTAATCGCATTTATTATACAAGAGCAAATCATACTGATGCTTTAGGAAAAGCACCAAGTTTAATGTTTGTTTCTAAGCCTGAGATTTTACCTCGTGGGGCTGGAATTGAAATTGTAGGCGAAATGAGAGCCATGCCAGTTTGCACCAGACCAAATGGACTTATTAAGCTTGTTTTAGAGTAAAACGCACAATTTTAGCTTTAAAGACAAAAAATGTTTTTAAAGCTAAAAAGATATTAGAAAAAGATTTTAAACGATTTTAACCATATTTTAACCACATTAAAAAAAGGTTTTTAAAATGAATTATCAAGACACTTTAGAAGAAGAACTTATCACAGGAACTAAAACACATCTTTTTATGATAGATGAAAAGGATTTAATCAAAGAATTAAGCGTTCATGCCATAGCAGAGCTTAGCGATTTAAACGCTGATGGTGTTTGTGATAAAGAAGTGATTGATGATGCCATTAGTGATGCTCAAAGTTATATTGCAAGTTTTATAAAGATACCTAAAAACCCAACTCCGCTTTTAAAAGATATTTGTGTAAAGCTTACTATCATGGAATTAAAACGCCGCAATGATTTTCCAAAAGAAAGCTTGGAAGAAATTAAAGAATGGGCTAATGATTTGCTTTTAAAAATGGCAAATAAAAAAATTCCAACTGAAATTGATGAAGATAACTTTATCCCACAAAATAAAGTTAGAGCGTTTAAGATTAAAAGAAAAAGAATGGATTTAAGGAGAATAAATGGCTAATAATGAATTAAAAGATTTAGCAAAAGAGCTTTATATTGCAGGTTTTGATATATTTAAAATTGCAAAAATTTTAAACCGCAATGAAAAAACGATTAGAAATTACAAAGCTAAAGATGGCGATTGGGATAAGCAAAAAGCTAATCTTTTAACTTCAAAAATCAAAGATAAAGAAAGTGCTTCATTATATGAAAGCTTTACTGAGCAAATGTTTTGTGCTATTGAAAATATCAACGCTGATGAAAAAATGAATGCAGAAAAGAAGACTGAAGCCATTGCAAGGATAGGTGATAGCTTTTCAAAAATGAGAAAGGTTGCAAGATTAGAAGATCCAAGTAGCTATCGTTTAAATGTTGCTAAAAAAGTGGTTGAAATTATCATAAGTCATTTAAAAAATGATAAAGATTGTGTGGCAAAACTTGTATCACTTTTGGAAAGCGGAGTGATAGAAAAAGAAATTTTAGCAATGGATATTTAATGCTTTTCTCCAAAGAAGAATTAGATGAGTTTTTAATCTCAAACGAACAAAAGCACGAAAACACTCCAAATGAGCTAAAAGGTGCTATGCAAAGAAAAGACTTTTTAGAATGGATGGATGAGCTAAAAAATGAATTAAAAACTCAATTTTTGCATGAAAGCCATTTAGATCCTACTTTAAAAGAAGAAAGAATTAAAAGAGCGAGTGTGGATTTTGATTATTTTGCAAGAACTTATTTTCCGCATTATTTTACCATTAAAGGAGAATGCGGCTTACATTTGCACTTAAATGAAGTTTTTACAAAAATCGCACTTAAAAAAGAAAGCAAAGGTGAAAAACACGCCATAGCTGCACCAAGAGCTCATGGTAAATCCACCTACACTTCACAACTCTTTCCTTTGTGGTGCTTAGTGTTTAATTATAAAAGCTTTATAGTAGAGATTTCAGATGCGGTAGAACTTATGGAAGGAATGCTTGAAGCTATTAAAGCAGAGCTTGAAGATAATCCGCATTTAAAGCTTGATTTTCCCGAAGTAGTAGGAATTGGTAAGACTTGGCGCGTAGGAGAGTTTGTAAGTAATAATGGCGTAAAGATTAAAGCCTTTGGCAGTGGTAAAAGACTGCGTGGGGTTAGATATGGGGTTAAAAGACCTGATTTAGTTATTTTAGATGATTTAGAAAATGATACTAATGTCAGGAGTAAAGATCAAAGGGATAAATTAGAAGATTGGGTGGATGAAGCGGTTTTAAATTTAGGGAGTGCAGATGGAAGTTTAGATGTGCTTTATATTGGAACCATTTTACATAATGATAGCGTGTTATCTAGAAAATTAAAGCTTGGTTTTTGGAATCCTAAAGTATTTCGCTCTATTGAAGAATTTCCACAAAGGCTTGATTTATGGGATGAGTATGCCACGCTTTATAGAAATACTGATTTTAATACCGCTCATCAATTTTATTTAAAAAATAAAGTTTTAATGGATAAAGGGGCTAAGGTTCTTTGGAAAGAAGCCAAAAGCTTAGAAGATTTAATGAAGTTAAGGGCTGAAAATCTAAAAGCTTTTAATAAAGAGCAACTCAATAATCCAAGAAGTGAAAATCAAATCTTTAGCCTTGATGGCATTAATTTTTATGATGATTTACCCGCCATTAATCAGTATTATATGTATATTGACCCAGCAGGAGAAAAAGCAAAAAGTGACTTTACTGCGATTACCATTATTGGCAAAGGTGCAAAGGGTTTTTATGTAGCAGAAAGCATCGTAAAAATCTTAAAAGCACAAAGCATTATAAAAACTATTTTTAATCTTCAAAAGATTTATAAATGTCGCTTGATTGAAATTGAAACTAATGGCGGTCAATTTTTCTTAAAAAAATGGTTACAAGAAAAAAGCTTAGAAAGTGGAGTTTTTTTGCCTTTGCGTGGTAAAAATAATAGCGTTAGCAAGTTTGAACGCATTGAGAGTTTAAGCCTTGCTTTTGAAAATGAAGAGCTTTTTTTACATAAAAACCAAACTATGCTTATAAATCAACTTTTAGAATTTCCAGAAGGGAAAAATGATGATGCACCTGATAGCTTAGCAGGAGCATTTTTATTAGCAAGAACTAAAAGTAGCATTAAAAGAAGAAAGCATCATTTTAACTCTGTTTCAAGAATAAGGCGTTTTTAAAGGAAAAATATGAAAAAAGAAATCAAATCCAAAAGAGAAGTGATATTAAAAAACAATAGTCTTATAAACACTCTTATAAACTCAAGCTATTTAAATGTGCTTAAAATCAGCGAGAACGATCAAAAAATGATTTTTAAAGATCTAAGCTTTACTCAAGCTCATCAATCAAGAAGGAGTGTGATTTTAGCAAAAGAGCTTCAAATCGTTTGTGAAAACGAAAAAATAAAAGAAAGTTTTGAGTATCTTTTCAATCCTGATTTATTAAGTCAAATCTTAGAAACCTATCTTTATGGGCTTAATGTATTTGAAGTTAATTACAAGTTAAAAGATGGTTTTTACTATCCAATCTTAAAACAAAGAGATTTTAGAAATTTTGGCTTTAATGAAAATGATGAGTTAGTTTATAATGGCAATGGTTGCGAAGAAATTGTGGAAGATAAAAAAGCAATTTATGGACTTTTTGGCTCTAATTTTTTATTTAAAAATGGCGATGCCTTATTAACAAAGCTTTATTTTCCAGTAAAGCTTAAAAATGCAAGTTTAAAGTTTTGGATGGAGTTTTTAGAAAGATTTGGTTCTCCTTGGGCAGTTGCAAAAACAGATAGCGATCCTGATGCACTAGCTTCTGAAATTCATCAAATGTTAAATGGCGATAGTGCGGTCATTGATAAAGAAGAAGAGCTTGATTTAATCCAGCCAAAGGCTAAGGCAAATTATAATGAAATAATAGATTACTTAGATAATCAAATAAGAAGCGTGGTTTTAGGAGCTAATTTAAGTTCTCAAGTAAGCGGAGGTTCTTTAGCAGCGGCTGAGTCACATAATCAAATAAGAAAAGATTTAGCCGCCCAAGATGGACAAATCGTTCTTTTTATTTTAAATCGTGCCATTAAGTTTTTCAAAGAAATCAATCATTTTAAAGATGAACTCTATGTGCAGTTTTTTAGCGAAGCAGAACCAAAAAGTGAGCTTTGCGAAAGGGATTTAAAACTTTTTAACATGGGCTTTTGCTTTGATGAAGAATACATTAAAAACACTTATAATGTAGAGGGTGAGCTTATAAGAGAGACTTTAGAAAAAAAAGACTTTAAAGATTTAGAAAATGATAAAAAAGTCTTTGAAAACAAAGTAAAGTTAGAGAACTTTGAAGAAGATTTTATTGACAAAGGATTAAAGCAAAAAGAATATTTAAAAGTTGATGAGAATATGTCAAAGTTTTTTAAAGAACAATTTGAAAGCATTGTGAAAGATTGTAAAGATTTTGATGAAGCGCTTAATAAGCTTAAAGAAAATTTTTCAAGTTTGAAACAAAGTGAGTTTGAAAAACATCTTTTTATAGCTTTAAATAACTCCAGTGTTTTAGGATACTTGGAGGATTAAAATGATAGGCACAAAAATAGGATTTTTTTCAGAACCTACTAAAGCTGTTGAATTTCTAAAAAATAAAAAGCCACAAGTTAGTTTTGATTACGATGAACTTTCACATTCAATCCATAAAAAAGTCTTTACTATTGCTAAGCTTATGGATGAAAGCTTGCTAAAAGATATGCAAGATACTTTAGTAAGTGCCATTAAAAATGGAGATAAATTTAGCACTTGGAGTAAAATTGCAGAGGAGAAATTAAAAGCTAAAGGTTGGTGGAACTCAAAGGAAGTTATAAATCCCAAAACAGGCGAAGTTAAAAAAACTCATTTTAATAGTGCAAGATTAAAAAAAATCTTTGAAGAAAACTCAAGAAAAGCTAAAGCTAAAGCAATTTATGAAAATCAAATGAAAAGCATTAAACCTTATCTTAAATATTGTACTCAAAAAGATGCTTTAGTTAGAGATAAACATAGAGCCTTCGATGGTATAGTTTTACCAAAAGATGATCCTTTTTGGGATAGTCATTATCCACATGTAACTATGCATGATTATGGTTGTAGGTGTTATGTTTTAGCAGTGGGTGAAAGTGAAGTTAAAGGCTTAAAAATACCACCATCAAATACCAAAGAAAGCGATTTTAATGGCTTTAATGATGAAGAACTTTTGGATGAGCTTTATAAACAAAAAAACACTGAAGTTATTCAAAATTTTATAAAACTCAAGATGTTAAGTTCAGCAGCCCAAAAAACAAAAGAAGTTAAAAACTTTGCTCATCAAAAAGAGTTTTACGCTTGGCAAAAAAGCTTGGATGATATGGTAGATGAAGTCATCATTAAAGAAAATCAAAAATATCCTATCAATTTCATACAAGTAGGCAAAATAGATAAAACAACTAAAGAATTTTTAGAAAAGCTTAATAAAAAAGACTTAGAAGATTTATATTTTACGCTAAGTAAAAACAATCTTTTACACGCAAGCCCTAAAAGAAAGGCAAGTTATAATCAGGCTTTAAGCGCAGATGAAATCAAGCAAATTGTTAAAGTCTTAGATGAAGCAAAAGAGGTTTATTGGGATACAAAGGAAGAAAGCTTGGTTTATTTCTTTGATGATTTAAAAAATAGTAAAAAAGTAAATAAAATCATTATAAGACCTGATTATAAATTAAAGAAATTTGGAAAAACAAACGCACTTATTACACTTGGTAAAGTAGATAAAGATACAAAAGAAAGTTCTAAAGAGTATGAAAAAATTAAGTGAAGCGGGTGGGACTCGAACCCACAACACCACCAAAGCTCTAAACTTCTCGTTGTGCTTACCACTCATAAAGAGTTCACATCTTCGCTTCGTTAATAAAAATTTTACCCTTACGCAACTAAAAAGGAGTTTAAATGGTTTTAGCTTTAGGAGAATTTGAGTTTAAAGCTTTAAATTTTGATAATTTAGAAAGAAGCTTAGAATATAACATACAAAGTCAAAATAGGCTTAATAATCATAATGCTTTATTTGCAAGTTCTAAAGAAAGCGAAAAGATTAAAATACAAGGCAAAACTTTACCTTTAAAAGGGGATAGAAATACTTATTTAGATAAGCTTGAGAATATGGCAAAAGAACAAAGATCTTTTATCTTAACAGGAGCTAATGGAAAGTATTATGGTAAATTTGTGATTTTATCCTTAAATGAAAACAGAAGTGCATTTGTAGATGGAAGTGGCTTTGTAGCACAAAGCTTTAGCATGGATTTAGAAAGGGATTTTGATGAGTAAGATTTACATAGCTAAAAACAACGAGAGGCTTGATAGTATAGTCTATAAGCATTATGGGACACTTTTGTATTTTAATCAAGTTTTATTAGCCAATCCAAGATTAGAGCCTCTTTTAAAAACAGGGGATAAAGTGATTTTACCTAGTATTAAAATCAAAGAAAGCAAGGAAAAGGCTTTATGGTAAGAAAACCTAAGTTTAAACTTATTGCCAAAGGTGAGGATATCACAGAAAAACTTTCTAAAAATCTTATTAACATTAGTTATGAAGATAAAGAAAAAGCTGAAAGTGATGAGATAAGTTTAAGTGTTTTTGGGCTTTATTCCAAGCCACTTTTTGGGGATAGTTTAGAGCTTTGGCTTGGCTTTGAAAAGCTTTATAAATGTGGAAGCTTTAGTGTGAATGTAGTGAGTAAAAACTATACTTCAAATACCACTGAAGTTAGAGCAAGTGCTATTAATTTTAGTGGAAAAGGCAGCGTTAATATAAAAGAGAAAAAGACAAGAAGCTTTGAAAACACTACTCTTTTTACCATAGCAAGAAAAATCGCAAATGAAAACAATCTAAAAATCAAAACAAGTGGAGAGGATCAAAATATAGTAAGTATTTTACAAAATAATCAAAGTAATTTAGAATTCTTATATAGCATATGCTTTGATTATGGTTTTATTTGCTGTGTAAAAGAAAATACTTTAATCATTACTCCAAAAGATGGTAAGATTGGCGATAATGCTGCTAATATCACAAGCAAGAATGAAAATTTACCTTTATTTGAAATAGCTTTAAAAGAATGTATTTCATTAGAAATTTCAGAAAGTGCTAGAAATGAATATAGTGCCGTAATAGCAGAATGGCAAGATATAAATGAGGCAAAGATAAAAAGCATAAAAGTAGGAAGTGGGGAGAATATATATAAAATGCAAATCTCACAACCAAAAAATGATAATGAAGCTTTTAAAAAAGCACAAGCAAAACTCAATGAGCTTCAAAAAGGTGGATTAAATGGAAGATGTGAGCTTATTGGGCGTGAAATAAGAGCAGGTGGAAAACTTAAGATTAAAGATATTAATATGGATCATTATGAATTTAGTATTAAAAGCGTGAGTCATAGTTTTAATGACCAAGCTTATATAATTAGCGTGGAGTTTGAGAGCTAAAACAAACTTGGTTCTAAATTTTCTCTCAATTCTTTAGTGATTAAATACACCGCATTTAAACTTAAATCGTATTTTTTAGCACATTCCACACTTGCATTTTTAGTGCTTATTCCCTGTTTTATGAGTGTTTTAAAATCCTGTTTTAATTCTTCATCTCTAAGTAAGGTTTTATAGCTTGGTATGTAAATATTTGCACCGCCAAATTCTTTTAAGATTTCTCGTTTGTCGTTATTTTTCACAAAATCAATAAAATATTCAAAGTATTCGTTATTGCTAAGCAATGCTAGTCCTATTTGAGTGTTTTTGCAAATTATAGCAAAAAAGTTAAATTTTATTTAGTAGGGTATAATTTTAAAAAATAAAAAGGAGAATAAATGAAAAAAATAATAAGCGTTTTAATACTTGCTTTAAGCTTATTAAATGCTAAAAGTTTTGAAGAAAGCAAAAAAGAATTAGTAAAATTTTATAATGATCTAGGGAGCTCTTACTGGTATGATTTTTATTGTCAAGCACCTTTTAAGGTTAATAAAAAAGGAAAATATATTAGTTTTGAAGTGATTAAAAGTGATTTATATGCTCCTAGAAACGAATACACCAAAAAAGGAAAAATTAACCAAAGAATCAAACGCATAGAATGGGAGCATATTATGCCCGCCCAAAACTTTGGAAAGCATTTACCTTGCTGGAAAGAAGGTGGCAGAAAAGCTTGTAAAAATGATCCAACTTTTGCAAAAATGGAAGCCGATAAACAAAACCTAGTTCCAGCCATAGGAGAGATAAATGGGGATAGAAGCAATTTTAGATATGCTGAGGCTCCTACTAATTTAAAATATACTCAATATGGAAATTGTAAGGTTTATACTGATTTTAAAGCAAAAAGATTTTATCCTGTAAATTATTCTAAAGGCTGGATTGCAAGAAGCTATTTATATATGAGCAAAACTTATAATATCAGATTATCCGACCAAGAAAGAAAACTTATGGAGGCTTGGGATAAACAATACCCTATGGATGAGAAAGAAAAAAGAATTAGAGCATTACTCTAATTCTTTGCAAACTTTAGCCACAATTTCATCTATATCAATAACCAAGCTTTTATCTTCTTCCTCAAAACTCTCATCAAGTTTTTCTCTGATATTACAAACCACATTAAGCAAAATCCCAAAATCTTTATCAGTTTTAATCTGATGAGTGATTCCATTATGCATTATTTCAAGGCTTGTTCTTTTTGCAGCAAAGGCAATTTGTGAGTGTTTTTCTATGCCTAAGGTTAAAAAAAACTCTGCATCGTAAGAATGTATTTCTAAAATCATTTTAATCTCCTTTTGTTTTGATGAGACAACATTAGCTTCGTTTGGCTTAATGTGTGCTGTTGTTTTCTAAATTTTTAAGCCCTAGGATAACTTTATTAGCATCTTCTATACTTAAATACCAAAGATGCAAAGGTCGCTTTTTTACAATATTATTAATAAACTCTCTTAAAGCCCACTGTGTAGGATTTTTAGCATTTTTGCTCCAAATGGCTTGTATCATATTAAGTTGCTTTTTTGTAGCCCTTCCGCTTTTAGTGTTTTCTTTTTTAAAATACCTTGCTTTTTTGGTATTTTGCTTTTTTAAAAACTTTTCATCATAGCCCAAAGTTATAGCAAAGTCCTTTAGTTCATCTATGTTTAAATCCTTACTTGAAGCTTTGCCATATCTTTCATTTAAAACCCAGCGATAGCTTTCATCATCGCTTAAATTAGTATCTTTTCTTAAGGTATGAATGATTTTAATTAAGTGCTTTTTTAAAGTGTTTTGAGTATTCATTTTTTAGCCTTTAAAATTTGCTCTAGTTTTGAAGTGAATTTATCAATATTTGCATTATAAAGCTTATTTTGATTTTTTTTGTATTCTAAATAGTTTTGCTCATAGTCTTTATTTATAGTAGCTTGATTAGCGATTTGAGTTTTAATAACAGGGCTTATTTCAATTTTATTATCAAAAATGATTTTTTCTTGATTTTTAAACATATATTCAACAAGTTTATTATAAAACTCTCCTGCATTAAGTGGTTTTCTTTGCTCATCACAAAGCTCTTTATTGGCATTAATAAAATAAAGATTATCCTCACAATCAACATGCTTTAAAACAGGCTTTCCTAACTCATCATAAACAATACTACCATCATAGTATTTAAGCACAAAAGAATATGAGAAATCTCCTTTTTTTGTTTGAAAAATAAAACGATTTGAAAATGAAATAAAAAGCCATTCTAAAAAAGATTCTATATTTTTATATCTTAGGTTTAAATCAAGTTCTGCAAAGGCACACACAAGAGAAAGTTTTTCATAGCTTGTACCAATAAATTGCTTTTTTAGCATGGTTAAATCATAGTATTTTTTAAAACCTAGTATATCTTTTGGTGTTTTGGCTTTAAAATAAAGCCTTTCTATGGCCACAGCTTGAACTTCGCTAATACCAAAAAGCTCTTTTAGTGCCTCTTTTGCATTATCCATTAAAACTCCTCTTCTAGCCAAGAAGCTAAAGCTTTTTGCTTATCTTTGTTTTTGTATTTGTTTGCTAATTTTGGAAGCCAAGTTGAATTAAGTGCTCTTTTCCAGCATTTTAAAGGCTTTTTATTAGCCATTAGCCATCTTCCATCGTCTTGCTTATAGTAATTTATAAAGCTATCTGCTATAAAATAAGGGATAGAGCAAGAGTTTTTAGCATTAAACTCATCAATGGCTTTAATTAAATCTTCTTTGCTTGGAGGGTTAAATTTCATAACTCATCTCCAAATAAGCTTAATTCTTTGTCGTTGCTGTCTTTATTGTCAGCTTTTAAACTTTTCCAAACAAAAGTGCGACCATTTTCCCCGCCAAGCTCACTCTCCCAAAAAATGCCTTTAAATTTCTCTAAAGTATTCCTTGAAAAATTATCACTTCTACTTACATCAAGAGCCAATAAAATCTCACTTGTGCTTAAGTTTTTTTCTTTTAATAATTTTAAAACTTTTTCTATAAAAGCTTCTTCTTTATCGCTGATTTTAGCGTTTTGCAAGTCGGTGTTTTTAATATTTAGGGTTTTTGTATTGATAAAAAAGGCTTGATCTTTAATTCCTGCTCTTTCTTTTTGCACGCTAAGCAATACTTCAAAGCCTTGTTCTAAATTAGCTACTTTTTGTAAAAAATACATGCAATCACTTGAGTTTCTAATATGATTTGAACCTTTGAAAGCTCTGCCATCTTTTGTGGAATGGTGCAAAGCTATAATAGTTGCCCCACATTCTCTTAAATTCATCAGCAAAGACATCAAAGACATCATTTTAGTATCATTATCAATATCTGCAAAATTGCGTAAAGAATCAAGTACAAATAAAACTCCTTCATAGCTTCCTGCCACACCTTTGCCCTCAATCATTTCCAAAAGCTCATAAGCTGAAGTTTTTAAACTTGATCTGTGAATATAAGTGAATTTACTTTCATTTAAAATAAGCTCACCAAAACCTCTTTCATTTAAAACATTTAAAGGATTATCCATGTCAACATAAACGATGCTTTTAACCCTTGCATCTTTGCAAAGTGTCTTTGAAATGGCGGCACTTAAATAACTTTTTCCACTTCCACCATTTGCATAAATAATAGTTATTGCTTTTTTAACTAAAAAATCAGGGATTAAAAACTCTAATTTCTCGTTTAAATCTTTATTTTTTAACTTAAACTCATTTAAAAAATCCAAATTCATCTTTTTTCCTTGCTAAAACTTAATCAAGCCCATTAAATCAATGGACTTTGTTAAATTTTTAGTTTTGAATCTCCAAGCTTTCAATCTTTGGCTCTATTCTAAAATTATCTTTTACCACTCTTTTAAGACCTAATTTTACCAAGGTGCTATCTTCAAGCTCAGCAATAGCATCTTTATTAAGCTCTTCTTTATAAGTAATGCAATCATTGAGTCCATAGCTTTTAAGGGCTTTGATTAAATTGTCAAATTTTTCTTTCACTCTTGGTAAAGAAACGCTTTTACTTAAGCGATAACCAATCTTGCCAAAGGTAAATTCTTTGCTTCTTTTTTCCGCAAACTCGTGTTTGTTATTTTCACAAAAGGTTGTAATGCATTGCTCTACATACTTAAGTTCATCACTTAAAACTTTAATCTCTGCTGCACGCCTTTCTTTAATTTCATTACAAGCTAAAGTTACTTCTCCATTAATCTTTTCTATTTTTACACTAAGCTCTGCTACTTTTTTAAGCGCAAGATTCACATCTTCTAAATTATTTATTTGCATCTATTCTCCTTTTAAATTAAATTTTTTAATTTGATAATCCCAAAGAACCACACCATATCTTAAAAGCATTGCGTGTTTTACTCTTTTTCTAACTATCCTTAAGCCTTTTTTTTCACGCAGTGTCGTGGAGCCTTCAGGTGGGTCAAGGGAGCAAGGCTCCTTGTCACAAAAGGTGGCTTTGTCACATTGCGAAGTCAAAGAGGCAACTCCAAAATTAGCTCTTTGATACCAAGCTTTTTAGCTAATACTAATTCTTCTTGCATACCTTGTGAATATTTTGCATCTTTGTGGGTGCTTATATAAATATAATCACAAGCCTTTAAAAGCTCTAATCCCATTTTTAAAGCTTCTTCTCGGTGCTTTCCTTCATCTAAATAGCTAAATTGCAAAATGGGCGAAATGGGTGTAAAACCTTCACATTCACGCAAAACTTTTAAACATTCTTGCTGGGCTATGCTAATAGCCTGAGCTTTTCTTTGGCTTTCTCTTACAGCTAAAGCTTTATAAGGAGAAGCGATATAAACTAATGCCATTATTCTTTTCCTTCTTTAATTCTCTTTGCAGTGCAAATCTTGTGCTTTATACTCTCTGCGAAAAATTGCACCTAAAGAACCAAACATTAAAGACACACACATCTAAAAATCCTTGCAGATTTCCAGTCAAATTGCCTTAATTTTTGGCTCACCTCTTATTATCAACCCTTAAGTTAAAAAACTTAATTAAAGTGCCTTAATTCAAGCACTTTTGTTAAGCTTTTTCTTTAAGTGAAAATTAAGAATTTTTTGTACTATATAATCAGGATAAACTCCTTTCAGAACATCTACAAAAGCATTATTTTCTTTATAATAAATACTTACACCTTTGATTTTAAAGAGGCTTCTGCTATAATCAGCTTTCTCGCCTTTAATCATTTTTGTCATTTTTTCTCTCCTTGTATTAAATTTTCTCTTTTTGCTTTTTCTTTTTTAATTAAATTAATCGTTTTAAAGATAGCTATCCATTTGTCTTTGTTTTTAGGACTCTTTAGCTTTCTAATAGCTTCAGTATAGATTTGATGAACGCGTGTCACGCTAAGATTAAGTTCTTTAGCTATCTCTTCAAAACTCATTTTTTAACCCAACATTAAAAATGATGCGGCTGCTTCTATGTGCTTGAGCTCAACCGCTTTTCCATCTGCAAATTCACAAGCTCTTTTTAAAAGCTTTTCACTTTTTCTAAAGTTGCCACGAGCGAGGTTAAAAACTAAATCAATAGCCTTTTTCTCCTCCACATCAAAATGATTACAAAGTGTTTTTAAGTCTTCATCTTTTAAACCTTCTTTGTTTTGGTAGCAAAGTCCTTTTAATTCCCATTTTGCACCAATTCTAGAGCTTAGTTGTCCGTACTCGTTGTAATCATTTCTGCCAATGCCTGTAAGATTGTTTTTAAGTTTTCTAGTACCTACTAAGATTAAAGCAGTATTTGAAAAATCATATATGCGTCTTAAGCACTCCAAAGCACGAAACGGCAAATGCTCACTCTCATCTATAATTAAAACCTTTGAAGTTCTTGCTAACTCGCTAGCAATGCCTCTAATCTTATCATCAAGCGAGCCTTTAAAGCATATATTTAACTTATTCTCAAGTCCCACTAAAAGCATTCTTTTGCTTGTTTCAGTCGTAGCTTCAAAAAGCACCACTCTTGTGCCATTTTTAGTGGCATATTCTTTAATGGCTCTGCTTTTTCCAGTCCCTGCTTCGCCAATGATTACTCCCATTTCTCTATTACTCATGGCACTCTCAATGGTTACATTAATCGCTTTTGCATCTTTAGTAGCGATAAAAGGGGTTTGAAGCTCTTTTACGCTTTTTTCTTCTACGAAGCTTTTAATATATTTTTCAAGTAAAGGTTCTACTTTTGAAGCGTATTTATAGCCACTACCTTCTTTCATATAGCCCACCATATAGCTTTTATTAATCCCTAAACGATCAGAGAGATTGTTTTGAGAGATGTTTTGGGTGTTTAAAAACTTTTTAGTAAGTTCTACTAATTCCATTTTTTATCCTTTTGTTTTTTTGCTAAGTTTTTAGATTTTAAAAACTCTTTAAAACTTGGATTAATCAAGCTTTAAACAGCTTTTAACCAGCAAAATATTTCTTTTCGACAAAAGCTTCCATATCAAACTCACTTTCATCATTTGTGATTTCTTTTTTAGCGTTTAAAATAAGCTCATCTGCATTAGCATTGTTTTTAATCTCTTCTAATTCTCTTTGAGTTTTTAAGACTTCTTTTGCAAGGGATTTTTGATGTACTTCTTTGACTTTTACGAGTGAGTTTTCAAAAGTATTTTGTAAATCTTGTAAGTCTTGCTTGATATTAAGCTTAGTAAAGGCGGCAATCTCATCTTTTTTAAGCACTTCTTTAATGGCTTTAACTTCACTTTCATAGCCTTTTTTAAGCATTTTAAAGCTTTCTTTGCTAAGTTTAGCAATACTTTCATCAAGTGCTAAGCAAAGAAAAGTACCATTTAAATCATAGATGAAAAGCTCTTTGATATTATCAATATTTTGCACACATTTAACCCTTGTGCCTACGCTTGGCATTAAAGCACTTTTATAAACTCTACTTTCAAAGTTAATGCCTTTTTTGCCCACGACCCTAAGTTCTTTATTTCCAGCGTTAAACAAAAATTCTTCATAAGATATTTTTACAATAGCTCTATCGCATGAGTTCCAAAGTTCAAGTGGAGTTTTAACGCCTTTTTTGCGGCGAACTTTGCTCATGTTCCACTTGATCACTTCAGCTTCCAAAAGCTCACAAGCTTCGCTGAAGGTGTGAAGGAGTTTTTGATTAGTTTTTTTAGCAAAGCCGTATTCATCTTTAGCTTTTCTTTCTTTCTTAGGAGTTTTTTGCTCTATCATTTCTCTTTTAGCTAAGCTATTTCCAATGTGACCGTGCATTTGAGATAATCTAGCTCTTTGAAGTGTTCCAAAACGCCTTTCAACTAAAGCTTTTTGCTCTCCTGCGTAAGCAATAGCTGCATCATAGCTTATATTAAGACTATCAAGTAAGCTTTGAAAATCTTTTGAAAGATAATCTTTACCATTATCCCCTTTAATCATATCAGGCTTACCAAACTTATCTATGGCTTTCCATAAAAGTCTAGTTAGGCTTAAAGAGTTTGATTTTCCTACTAAGGTAGCTACTCCCATGCCACTAAAGACATCAACGACACTTAAGATGTGTGGGCGGAAAGGCTCTAGTGTTTCATCATCTCTTACTATAAAATCAGCTGGAGAGCTATCGATTTGCCAACACATGTTTTTCATATCATAAAGCTCTCTTTGATTGCCTTGTGCTGGTAAAAACTTACTTTTTGCTTTATCTAAGCCTTGTGTGATAATACAATGCTCCAAAGGCTTGTCTTTATAATAGTTTTTAATGAAATTTTGTAAGGTTTTTACACTAAAGAGTGGCTTTACTTCCCCTAAATCAAAACCTATAAAGTCATAATTTTCTTTAATGGCTGCTTCCTTGTGAATTTGCCACCAAAGCTCAGTGAAATTAAATCCACCTGCCCCAAAGGTGCGGTATTCTCTTAAAGCATATTCTTGCATCCAAGTGCTAAGTTTAGTTTTATCTTTTCGATGAAGTCCGCGAGTGTCGATAAGACCTAGAATGCCATTTTCTTTATATGCTTTGCGAATTCTAAAAATTTCTATTTTAGAAATACCACATATCTCTAAAGCTCTTTTTTGTTTTAAGCCACCTTCGATATATTTTTCTACTTGCTTTAAAGCCTTAAGCTTTTCTCTAGCATTGTTTTTAATCTCATCGCTTAAATTTTCAAATTTTAAATTTAAAACAGCCAAATCATCATTCATTTTTGACTCTGTTAAATTTAAATTACTGGTTTTTAAACTATTATTTGCAGTTTTTAAATTATCGGTAGTAATAATTTCATTCAATTTAACTTTTTGCATTTTTTCATCATAAATTAAAGTATTTTTACTGATTAATTGCTTATTAAAGGCAGTTAAAAGCCCATCTTTACTTATTTTAAATAGTAGTTTTTTACCACCCCTGCCGCCTTTTTCATTATCCACTTTTAGCCACTCGTATTTATTTGAGTTTCTACTTACTGCAAGCCTCAAAGCTCCTGTACTTACACTAAAAGCTTGTGCTGCTTCTTTGGTTTCTAAGAAATACAT